GTCATATATCCAGCTGTCAGGTACCCACTCCCCGAACATATCGGCCATGGCACCAACAAGAATATTCTGTCCCATTTTCAGCTTGTCCAGCACTCCGTATCTGTATCTATGCAGCGTAGGCTCAAATCCAAACGGATAAAGAACCTGCTGCCCCGTTTCATCGAGGAACGGTTCATCCAGAACATACACTCCATTTTCCATCCGGTACTTATCACGCTGTTTTATATTCATTTTCACATTACCGGAAAACCGCCTGCTCATCTGTCTTGCATAACAGTATTCACATTTGTACCGGCATCCGGTAATGATATTCAGCGTATGATCACAATACTCTATCTTTGAACGGTTCATATGTAGTTGCCTCCTCCTGTGCCGGCAATTTATCAAGGAGATTGCAAGCCTCCTCGACTGCCTCTTTCCTGAAATCAGAATAACCGTAATCATCTTTTACTCTGATTAAGATTTCAACAATCTCTCCAATCTTCATTTATCATTCCTCCCAATACTCAACGGTATATTCTGTCTGTCCGTTTTTCTTTTCCTCCTGCCCAGGAACTGTCTGCCGACCGATCCTTACAGAGTAACCTGCTTTCACAAGCAGCGTGGCGATCTGCAGTCTATCTTCCTCATTCCACTGAGCAGAACCCTTACGGATGCTCCTGATTATCTGTTTCGCCATTATCCGCACCTCCGCATTTCTTTCTCTTTATTCTCGTTTATGGTATCCTGCATTTTCTTCTCAAAGGCTTTTACAAACGCTTCTACCTCCGGTGGCATTCCGCAGTTGTGAGAGCCTCTGCATTGGATAATATGGTTGTTATTCCACTCCATTGTGAAATACGGTTTGTCCGGTTCAGTAGACTTTCTGACGAAAAATATGTTTGTCTCTCCTCTGGCCACCCTGTCAACATATCCTCCGACGCAATGATGTAATGCAGCTCCCTCCGCTTTTATCTCATCAGCAGTCTTCGGTACTACAAGCAGGAGACCTTTTCCTTTTATCTGGAAAGCATCTTTACAGTCTTTGTTCTCTTTAAAGATCTCCGACATAGCCTTTTTCGTCTGTTCCATACGCCTCTTTGCTTCTCGTTCTCTCCTTGCCTTTTCTTTCGCCGCCTGTCTGTCCATAAGTTCCTGATGCTCTTTTGCAGTACGGTCATGCACTTTTTTGAAATTCTTTGGCATATAGATGAACATATTATCCAGGTCATATTTCAGATCTTTGCACCAGTTAAGATACTCCAGCCAGTCCTTAGCCATATTTCGTTTTCTTTCAATACGTGGATCCTCTCGTTCCGTGTACCTCATATACGAATATTGCCAACAGCCACCCTGCTCTCCCATAGGATAATTCTCACATTCTTTCGTGATATATTTCACGATTTTATGAAGCGTGGTTTTCCTGTTTGCCTGTTGCAATAGATCTGTATTGCACCCGAACGTCTCATAATACTCCTGAATCTGCTCCGTCTTGAACTGTAAGCCGATCTTCTGTGCCACCTGCAACAGCCGAAGTACATCGTGGTTTCCATCAACAGCCTGCAATACTCTGGTATTTACCTTTGTCAGTCCTAAAATCTCATATATGGTATTCCCTTTAACATTGACCTTACCGGTCTGATAACCACTGTATCGAGAATTGATAAGGCCTTTTGCAATCTTATTGAGCCCCATCTTGCAGATCCATTCCATTTTCGGAAATTCCATATACTTTTCGATCGCATCCTCATATCTCATGGAAACTGTCGGAAGATTTGTTGAAAGCACTTCCAGAGCCGAGTATTTCATGGGGGTATGTTCCCACGCCTGCGGCAGATTTCCTGGATATAATATACATTCCATGCAGGCGATCTTTCCCTGATCCGGACACCAGCGGCAATTTCCTCTCTGCTTATACACTCCCCACTCATAGGATTCGCATTTGGGTTTCCCTTTCGGGAACGTATAAATAGCTCTGCTGTACTCCGAAACATACCTTTCGATTCTGCCTTTATTTATCAACATGTCCACATAGCTGTCGCTTCTCATTGATTGGTGTGCTTTGAAGTACCGGAAGACAAAACCGTCTTTCGTAGGATCCACATAAACAAACCACCGTTCATCTTGTGTCTGAGCAGGCATTCGTCCTTTTGCCTTAATGGTTACCCTGCTACCGCAGAACGGACAGATTCCTTTCTCGTTATTCCGCAGACGGATGTTTTTTCTGTCCACAATTCCGATTTCTTTGCAATGTGTGCATTCACATAACGCCTTACCTTTTTCCACTTCCTTGTAGATCAGGTATCGTGCGAAGCTCATTCCGGTATCCCATACCCAGTCGAAAAATTCTTTCGGCGCCTCCTTTATCGGATTCATTACCGCATCGATCTTGTCAGTCTCTTTCTTATGCTTTTCCGCCAGTCTTTTGTCCAAAACCTCTTGCTGAAATCTATGTATTTCTATCCATGGACTATATTCATCATCAGGAACGGCGTATTCTTTGAAGAAACCCTTTACTATTTTTAACTCTTCATCAGATCTCATAAATACATTCAGCCTATGTGAACTTTTATTCTCCTGATGATTCCACACATAATCCATTAGAGAAAAATTATACATTCCGGCAAATGAAGCTGTTAGCCATTTAGTCTTTGACGTTTTTAAATCCTGCGTGATATAATCATCGTGCGACAGAAATGTCCGGAAAGCTGCTTCTGTTTTTCCTTTCTTGAGAGCCTGAATCTCAAAGAAATTCAGAAGCAGTATTTTTTTGTCATCAATCAGCTCTGCTGTCGCGATATGTCTCATTCCTCCAAGCCGATCTGCGACTTCCATCATTTCCGGAGTTGCAATTGGTCTTGGAATAGCAGATAATTTTCTCTTTTCCACATCCATCCCTCCTACAGCAGATCGAATAACGACATCTGACCTTCTGTTTCATTCTTCTTTGGAGCCTGCTTTTTGACTTCTTTCACCGGTTTCGCATCAGGTGTCTTTTCCGGTGCCTTTTCTTTGGCAGGCTTCTGTTTGGAGATCTGTTGCTTACGCTTCTCAGCATCCTGCTTCTGCTGTTTTTTCCGTTTCTCCTCCTCTTTTTTCTTCTTTTCCTCAATAGCCTTATCATCCAAATGGAAATAGTCTTCCGCCCATTCATAGACCACATCATCACGGACCGCCGCACAATTTCCATCCATCTGTTTTCTTGCCTGCTCATAGATATAAGCAAAACATTTCGCCCATGTTTTATGTGGCTGAAGAACATCAGATGACAATCCATCATCTTCCTCGCAGCGTTTCAGAAGATACTTAATAACCGGATCGGCGAAATTTTTATCTTTAGCATCGTTCAGTTCCTTTTCCAGTTTTTCTTTCGCTCTCTGTTTTAATGGTTTCGCATTTTCCTCTTCTGCCTGCTTTATTTCCTCATCCGTCGGCGCCGGTAAGCCTTTCGCTATATCTGCAAGCGACGCTGTTCCCATCGGAACTAAGTCCTCATCTTTTGTTTTCTTTTTATCTCCGGATGTGGCCGCTTCAAATGCTCCCCGTTCAATCGCATCAATCGCTTTTCCCATAGGGCTTACAGGTCCATCATTCTCCGGATCCTCTTCTACATCGGAGATTGCCGATTTATATTCCTTTTCCAGACGGTCATTGGTTACGTCAAACAACGTATCTCCTTTTTCGTCATAGAATACCGTGATAGAATCTCTTCTCAAGATCTGGTATTTCTTATCTCGAATCGTCAGTTCGCACTGTTTATTCTCGCTTTCATATCCAGCCTCAAGATACTTTCTGACAACCTCATTCCACGGCCACCCGTAGGTATTGTCATCTTTCTGCTCCAAAGCGAAATGTTTTATATCTGCTCCCATTGCATTTCCTCCTTCTTTTCAAAATCAAAAAACATATAATAATGCTCTTTTTCTATAGTCTGTTTCGTATCTGCAGATCCTCCTAAACTTCCGAGAGAATGGAACAGCCGCCTCCACGCCCATACATTTGATTGAAACATCGGTGTGATCCACAGCTCCTGCCCTTCCATTTCCTGTGGGAATAAAACGTGTCCAACAAGCGGATTCGTTATGGTATTGCCTATGCAGATATAACCGGCACACCCAAGAAGCGAAAGCTGTATGTAACACATCATTCCAACGATTCTGTCTATATCCTGACCGACAAATAAAACATGGTTCTGGAAATTATGCTTTGCATTCCTCATACTGTTAACAGCTGCTATCAGAGTTGCTCCGGCTCCGCAGGCAGGATCGCAGATGGATATATATCCTTTTTCCTCAATCTGCCTGTCCACATCTCCCACCGTTATCTCCGACATCATTTTGCATACACAGTATGGTGTGAAAAACTGCCCTTTCCAATGGTTCCCAAGCTCCAGTTCCATGTATAACTCTCCCAGGAAGTCCTGCTCTGGATTCCTCTCAAGTGCTTCTACCACAATCGCAAAACACTTTGCAGGTTTGTCCACTCCTCCGAGACGTTCGATACAATGTGCATATTCCTTTTCCCGGTTGCTGAACCTCGGTTCAGATCTGTCTACTGCATTTGCAATACTGCAAGCCATTGTGCTTATCAGATCTGACCACACTTGCCATCCGCTCCTGCTGTAGCACATCTCATTAAATATTTTTATGAACTCTTTTTTCGTTCCCTGTATTTCGCCGGTCATTGTCATCTCAATCCTTTCTCTCTCATCAGCCTGTCAATGAACTCCGGTGAGGATGGACGGAATGGTTCTTCGGTTTTCTGCTCGATCTTCGGCTTTTCCGGAACTTTTTCTTCAATCATGCCTATGTATTCCCGCTTCTTTTCCAGCACCGCCGCAGGTACCATGGATTCATTTACCGCACGTTCCACAATCGCATCATATATCTTGAAGAAATGTGCTCTGTTTGCCACAGGGTTATCTCCGTAGCACAATTCACGGAACCCTATTCTCTCAACAGCCTGCTTCGTTGGACCGGAAAGGCTCTCCATAGCCTCATCAGATCTGTAATACCCATATTTCTGAATCGCCTTCTGGACATCTTCCCAGGCCTCCCCGGCGTCTTTTAGCTGTGGTGCTGTGTACTCAGCACATTTTGCTCTTATCTCGGAAATCTGCGGCGGGTAAGTGTGTGTTGCTATCAATTCCTGAAGTGCTGTCTCACACAGACTGTAATCAAGATCTCCGAGCATCGTGTACCACAGCTTTATGCTGTATTTGTCCGGCATGATGTTAAAAGACGGATATGCACTTTTGATAATCGCTCTGATGATATCGAATTGTTCTGCTGTCAATCATTCCACCCCGCAGTCGATTCCATATACTGTTCTGTTCCAATGTTCCGGTTTCCACCGGGGTGAGGTCTGTATGCAGGTGCCTTATCCTGTGCCCTGCTCAGCCACCCGGTAATAAATCTTTTGATTCCTCTTGCAGTCTTTCTGTTTCTTGGATTGCTATCAAGCCATCCACACATTTTTCTAAATTCCTGTTCCACATCAATCGCCGGATATAACTGTCGGAGAGAATTCAAATAGTCAAAAGTGACATCGAAAGAACCGGATCCGGTAACAAGTGGTAAGGATATGAACACCTTCTGCTCGGAGGTTTCTACCTCCGGGCATAATGTATTTATATCTTTCTCTTTATCTATCTCTATCTCTTTCTCTATCTCTTTCTCTACGCTCCCGTTTTGTTCCAATGTGTTGCATGGTGTTGCATTGGTGTTGCATTGCAACGCTTTTCTCTCTCTACACTGTCTTGAACGCTGTGTACTCGCCGCCTCGGAACCCACCATTTTATCGCATTCCGTTAGGCGGTACTCCGTTTCATCAACCAACTCTATTAACCCCTGTGCAAGCAGGAATCTGACGGTTACATTAACGTTTTCTGCTTCTTCATCCAGTTCCAGGGCGAGTTCTTCGTAGAAGTCATCTTCCACTCCCTCAAAGTAAAGCCGGCCGTCCTGTTTCATGGCGATAAGCAGCATTTTCAGATAAATGATTGTATAAGTATCTCCACCGGCGATCTTGCGGAGTTTTTTTATTGGCTTCTGCCGGAAGAAATCATCCGGCAGCTTTAACCAATAGTATCGTTTTCCCATATAGGTGCCTCCTAGTAAATTACTTTAGAGCCCTCTTCCGTTTTGATAACGGTCACACTCTGATTGAATCGTGCTTTCATGGCATCATCATGTGTGATTGCCATTACTTTTACATCCGGATACCGCTGGCGGATCGCCTCAAGGGAATCCACATAAGCCTGTGTTCCGTCATCATCAAGGAATGGAGGCTCATCAATGAACAACATTCCAAGCTGGATACCGGCGGCTGTAGCCTTAATTTCAGACAATGCAAGGATAACAGCCAATGACGCTTTTACTTTCTCACCGCCGCTCTTGGATGCGTATGGAAGTGTTGTCTTACCATACTCCTCGATCAGGACATCCAGTGTAGCCTTGTCACCGTCTTTTCCTTTTACCGTTCGCTCCATCACGAAATCGACACCCATTGTTCCTCCGGTCATCTGGCCAAGGATATTGTTTGCCGTGTCCGTGATATGCGGAATGATATTCCGGATAATCTGATGAGGAACGCCGTCCTGTGAGAATGCCTGCTTTAAAACGTCATATCTCGTTGTAATAAGGGCACATGCTTCAATATCTTTCTTCAGTTCGGAAATCTCCTCTTTCATGGACTTAACATCTTCCGCCTTCTGGATAAGTGTTCCTTTCTGCACCTGCAAATCCTGAAGCTTTTTCTTTTCAGTTTCCATTCTTTCCTCAAGATCAGAAACTTTGGATTCCATACCTGAATCAAAACTTTCCATAAGTTCAGATGCAGAAATCATATCGGCTACCATAACGATCAGCTCTTCATCTTTCTTTTCAAGCTGCTTTTCCTGCATTGCCATATTTTCCCTGGCATTTTTCACTCTTTCCTCATATACCGGAAGGGACTTCTCCTGTTCCGCATATACTTTCAGTCCGTCAGCCTTTTCTTTGACCTGTTCGTATAAATTAACTCTTTCCGAAAGGTTATTAACTCTTTCCGTTATCTCTTGAGCCTGTAATTTGACCTCAGAGGCGTTTTCAGAACATGAGGCGATAGTTTTATCGTTTGACTCTTTTTCAGCCTCCAGGCGGGCACGTTTGAGCCTGCTTTCTTCAATCCTCTGTTTCTTTGCCTGATATACTTCCAGTTCTGCAATCCGTTCTCTGATGGACGTCTCCTTTTCTTTTGAATATCCGATGTTCTGCAGCTCCTCCTGCTTTTTCTGTTCAAATTCTGAAAAAGCAGTTTCCGCCTCTTTCATTGCCTCCTTGATCGTCGAAATGCACTTTTCTGTATTTTCGATTTTAGAGGCATCCTCTTTCGCCTTTTTAAGAAATCTGCAGTTTGCATTTTCGATATCCGCACATCCGGAATCTTCCATGTAGGCTTTCTGCTGTTTCTGCGTTGAAAGATCTGATTCCGCCAGACGGAGCTGTGTTTCATAAGTAGCATTCGCTTTCTGAAATTCATCCCGCTTTGCAGATACTTCCTGCAACACAGCGTCATGGGCATTCTTTTTATCCATTACCGCATAAAGCTCTTCTCTTTTTTCTTCCAATTCAGCAATCTTTTCAGCGATTCCATCATCAGAATCCGTATCCAGCCCAGAAAGCTCCTGATCAATCCTTGCGTTTTCAAACTCTGCATTCTTAATAATGTTCTGGTATCTCTGGAGATTGGCTTCGCAGTCTACTAAAGCTTTCTTCTCGCTCTCATAACGGATAAGCTCCTCTGATAAGATCTTCATTTCATCCTCTGCAGCTGAATACTCTTTTGACTTCTCCCGGATGACATCCGCTTTTTCCAGGATTGTTTCGCAGGATTCTATAATGGAGTTCAGCTTATTTATGGATTCCTCAATAGACGCTTTCTCATTTTTTACCTGTTCTTTTCTACTGCGAAGATCTTCGCAATTTTTCTTTGCAGCTTCATACTTAACCAAAAGTGCCTGAGCATCTTTCAAATCTGTGGAGATTTCTCCGATCAACTTTTCCGAGGATTCAATCTCTTTTTCCAGCTCTTCCAGTTCCTCCTGCGGATTGCCTTTGCTAGCGATAATGTCATCTTTGATTTTTACAGCATCTTTCTTCTGCATCAGAGTACGTTTCGCATCACCGAGACGTTTTCTCGCATCCTGCTCCATAATTCCGTAAATTCCAAGTCCCAACAGATTTCCAAGGATAGAGATTCGTTCATCTTTTCTCGCCTGCAAAAACAGTCCGTACTGATCCTGCATAATAAGAGCACAGCTGCGGAATGTCATGGAATCCATTCCAAGAACCCTTAAAATCTCACTCTGTGTATCATTGATTCTTTCTTTTGAAAGGTTCAGCCAGTCGGTACCG